CAGCATTATTCCAAAGATGAAAAAGCCGCACCAGAATTATATGCAGAGATGGTAACAGATACTAGAAATCTTATGATAAAAGGCTATGAAGTATATAGATTTGGTGGTTACGAATTTATGGAAACACAAAAACCTAAAAATATGATTGACAATTTTTTTAACCAATTATTTACCAAATATTCGGTTATAAATGAATAAGAAATTTGGAGGCATCGGTCATGAAATACTGGCTGGTGCTTTTTTCGTGAGGAAATGGAGGTGGCGGGATGTATCTGGTGTCGGAGGCTTTTCTGAGGGCGGTTAAGAGTAATACGAGGAGATATTTCTGGACGGGTACGATCGTCACGAAAGCTGGGGCTTCTTATGAGTTTGGGGCTAAGGAGATTGTGAAGGGGTCTGGGTATATTACCAGGCAGTGCTGTGGGAGTACGGAGATTGAACTGGGGACGGTGTATGCGGCGGAGATGGGGATTACGCTTCTGAGTGATATTGACCGGTACACGCTGGAGGATGCTCAGGTGACGCTGGTGTTTCATCTGGTGCTGGAGGATGGTTCGGTGGAAGATGTGCCGATGGGGATTTTTGAGGTCAGCGAGGCGAACCGGCTGGCGAAGTGCCTGGAACTGAAAGCCTATGATTTTATGCTGCGATTTGACAGGAGTTTCAATGGGTTTGAGACTGTGGGGACTGCTTATGATTTTATTGCTTTGTGCTGTAAGATGTGCAAGGTTGAATTTGCGAATAAGAGGGCGGATATTGATGCCATGCCGAATGGCAGTGTGACGCTTTCGGTTTATACGGAGAATGATATTGAAACCTGCCGGGATGTGCTGTTTTATGTGGCACAGGTCCTGGGAGGTTTCTTTGTTATCAACCGGGAGGGGAAGCTGGAACTGAAAAAGTACGGGAAGGATTCTGTGATGAAGGTGGAGCAGAGACACCGGTTCAGTTCCAGTTTTTCGGATTTTATTACCAGATATACGGCGGTGAGTTCTACTAATAAGCGGACGCAGATTGCGGAGTATTATGCACTGGATCCGGATAATGGGCTGACTATGAATCTGGGGGTGAATCCGCTTCTGCAGTTTGGTCTGGAAGAGACCAGGGAGATGCTTTGCAGGAATATTCTGACGGATCTGTCTGTGATCCAGTATGTGCCTTTTGATTCGGATACGATCGGGAATCCGGCTCTGGATCTGGGGGATGTGCTGACCTTTGCAGGGGGACAGGCGGATGAGGGGCAGATTACCTGTATTACTTCTATCCAGCAGAAGATCGGGGGAAGGCAGAGCCTGAAATGCGTGGGGAAGAATCCGAGGCTGGCACAGGCGAAGTCGAAGAATGACAAGAATATTTCGAGACTGCTGAATCAGATTGAGGATAATGTGAAGACGGGGAAGATCGGGATCCATACGTTTACTAATGCTTCTGCCTATACCATAGAGCAGATGAGGGTGAAGCTGATCAGCATCCAGTTTGCATCGTCTGAGGAGAATCATATGCAGTTTTTTGCACAGATCATTGTGGATGTGGTTGCGGATTCTGTGGAGCGGTCTACGGAGGCTTCCGGGACTGTGGTGATTTCGCTTCCATCTGGGAGCAGTGGGACTGGTTCCGGAGATTCTTCGGATGCTGGAACTTCTGAAAGCGGCGGTGAGACTGTCGGGGACAGTGGATCAGATGCCGGATCCGTGAGTGATTCGGAGATTTCTGTGGATGTGAGCCTGCCGGTGAAATGGCAGGAAGACGGACTGGCGGCCTGCCATGTGGTGTTTGAATTTAATGATGAGGAGATTGTGGAGCACTGTCCTGTGGAGACGTGGCATTCCGGGAAGCATATTTTGTCTTTGTATTATCCCATTGAGAAGATTGTTGCCAATTATACGAATACGTTCAATGTGTATCTGTGGATGGAGAATGGCAGGGGTGTGGTTGATGTTGGTGACTGCATTGCTTCCGTCAGCGGACAGGCAATGGCAGCGGAGGAAGCATGGGACGGAAAACTTGAGGTTGAGGATTATACGGAGAGGTTTGCTATTGGCGGCGGTCTGGCTGTGAAAGGATTTGGGGAGGCTCTGAGTATGCAGATGAAAGAGACTGTGAAACGGAATTTTGATGTGTATTTTGCAGAGAAGCCGGGAATTGGTGCTTTTGGCAGACCGGTGGAAATGGAGGATGTGTGATGAAGTTAAAGGGTGAGATGGTCATGGAGCTGACGGATACGAATACCGGTGAGGTGGAGACCATTCAGGAGACGAACATGATCACGGATGCGGTGAACAATATTCTGGGGCTGAATCCGATGGGGATTTATTTCAGAGCCAGCGGGGAGTATGACACAGCACTTTTGTGGAATGGGACGCTACTTCCGATTTGTCCGAACATGATCGGGGGGATTCTGCTGTTTCCGGCAACGCTGGAGGAGAAAGCAGATCATATTTATGAGCAGGGACAGAACCTGCCGGTGGCTTATGCTTCCAACAATGTCAATTCTGGTTCCAATGTGGCAAGGGGAAGTCTGAACCAGACGGAGAGTAAGAAGCTGGATAATGGTTATAAGTTTGTGTGGGAGTTTACGCCGAGCCAGGGGAATGGAACTATTGCGGCTGTGGCACTGACCAGTGGTCTGGGTGGACAGAATGCTTTTGGCAGTGCTGCGGGGGATGCCAGTACGTTCCTGTTGCTGAAAAAGGTGGATATCGGGGATATTGCAAAGGCAAAGCAGATGGTGCTGTTTGAGGCAGTAGAGATGGATTTTGAGAAGAACCTGCTGTATTCCATCACGTTTGGGACTTCAAGTGTGACAGTTACGAAGATCAGGGTGCCGGTGTTTAATGTGGGATTGAATGAGAAGCTGGATGACAGCACTTATATGGTTCTGGAGGAGCAGACGCTGACCACGGAGACGTTCACGTTTCTGGGGGATTATACAAAGTACGGGGAGTTTATGGACGGGCATGACGGGTACTGGTATGGTTTTTCCAATGAGCCTAATTCTTCCGGAAATGCGGAGATGGTGTGGATCCGGATTTCTAAGAAAGACTTTTCTTTTACAGAGGGAAAATGGACGCTGTCCAAGGCGAAGCTGTCGGAAGTGGGGACGAGGGATAAGGACGGATCCTATCCGGAGCGGTGTGTGAAGTGCTGTGTGCGGAACGGGTATCTGTATGTGCCGTCTTATGACAAGAAAGGGATTTACAAGATCAATGTTGCTAATTCTTCGGATGTGACACTGATTCCGCTGGGTTTTACTTCCAAGATGAAGTCCCTGGGGGAAGACGGTTCCTGCGAGGTGTGCATGACGCTTCTGGGAGATATGATCGTGGGAGGGGATTTTCAGATCACTGCGGATGACAAGGTAATTAGGACGCAGGGCAGTGCAAGGTTTGAGGCGATGGCAACGCCTTTGTTCCAGTATAAGAACTTTGTGTTTATGTGGGGCGGCAGTTATGGGAAGGAGCACCGGTGTGCTTACCTGCTGACTCCTTATCTGGCAAGTATCAACAACCTGGGCTCGGCGGTGGTGAAGAACATGGATAAGACGATGAAGATCACTTATACGCTGACGGAGGAAACAATGTAGGTCTTTCTGCCGGAAGGCATGGAGATAGAAAACTTTTTAATGGCAGTTCTCAGGAATGGGAGCTGCTTTTTTCATGGAGGGAGGATTTCAACATGAAGGAATTTTGGAACTTTATTCAGATGGTGTTTATGGCTGTGGGTGGATGGCTGGGCTGGTTTCTGGGAGGCTGTGACGGTCTTCTGTATGCCCTGATTGCTTTTGTGGTGATCGATTATCTGACGGGCATGATGTGTGCGTTTGCGGATCATACGCTGTCCAGTGAGGTTGGTTTCCAGGGCATCTGCAGGAAAGTGCTGATCTTTCTGCTGGTGGGGATGGCAAATATTCTGGATGTGTCTGTGATCGGGAATGGATCTGTGCTGAGGACAGCGGTGATCTTTTTCTATATTTCCAATGAGGGCGTGAGCCTGCTGGAGAATGCAGGGCATCTGGGACTGCCGATTCCGAAAAAGATGAAAGAGGTGCTGGAACAGCTGCATGATCGTGGAGAGGGGAGTGAGGGAGAATGAAACTGATTGAGAGATTTCTGACAAAGAATCCATGCTATACGGCAGGGAGAAAGATTACAGTGAAGGGCCTGATGCTTCATTCGGTTGGATGTCCGCAACCGAAGGCACAGGTCTTTCTTGATTCCTGGAATCATGCTTCTTTTGAAGATGCCTGTGTGCATGGTTTTATTGATGGGAATGATGGAACGGTGTATCAGACACTGCCATGGAATCACAGGGGATGGCACTGTGGTTCCGGCAGTAGGGGAAGCGGAAATAATACGCATATCGGAGTTGAAATGTGTGAGCCTGCCTGCATCAGATACACAAGCGGATCTGGTTTTACCTGCTCTGATCTGGCGACTGCGAGAGCATCTGCAGTGCGGACTTATGAAGTAGCGGTGGAGCTGTTTGCCATGCTTTGTAAGAAGTTTGGTCTGGATCCGTTGGCAGATGGCGTGGTGATTTCTCATAAAGAGGGGCACGCAAGGGGAATTGCTACGAATCATGGAGATCCGGAGCATTTGTGGAAAGGTTTGGGACTGCCTTATACGATGGACCGTTTCCGGAAAGCAGTGAAGGCTGCTATGTCCGGGAAAGCTGAGGGGACGCAGGCTTCTGTGTTTATGGGACTTTCAGATGAGGAGGCAGCGGAGAAGATCGGTGTGCTGTGTGCAGAGGATATGAAAACCAGCGGGATTCTGGCTTCTGTGTCTGCGGCACAGTTTATTCTGGAAGCTGGTTATGGCAGGACGGAGCTGGCACAGAAGGCAAATAACTGCTTCGGAATGAAGTGCGTTCTGTCTGGGAATAGCTGGGGCGGCAGTGCCTGGGATGGAACCAGTAAGTACCGGAAGAAGACGCAGGAGGATGATGGGACTGGAAAGATTTATACTGTGACCGCAGACTTTCGGAAGTATGATTGTGTGGAGCTGTCTATTGCGGATCATTCTGCTTATCTGCTGGGGGCAATGAACGGGAAGAAAAAGAGATATGCGGGACTGGCCGGGGAGAAGGATTACCGAAAGGCTGTCCAGATCATCAAGGATGGCGGTTATGCAACTGACAGTCTTTATGTGCAGAAGATCTGTGTCATCATTGAGAAGTATGGGCTGACACGGTTTGATGGTGTGAAGACGGAAAAAGAAGCCTGGTATCGTGTGCGGAAGAACTGGCAGGATGCAGAAAGCCAGGTGGGAGCATTTAAGGTGCTGGATAATGCAAAGAAATGTGCAGATGAGCATCCGGGATTTTCTGTGTTTGATGAAAGTGGGAATGCTGTGTATGTTTCTGGGAATAAGATGCCGGAAAAGGCGTTTCGTCCGTATCTGGTTCGTGTGGAGATTCCGGATCTGAATATCAGGAAGAAGCCGGGAACGGATCAGGAGAAGACTGGAAAATATACGGATGTGGGTAGTTTTACTATTGTTGATGAGGCTGATGGTGTTGGGGCATCGAAATGGGGACTGCTAAAAGCGTATGAGTATGAGCGGGATGGGTGGATCTCGCTGGATTATGTGACGAGAATGGAATAAGTGTGGGTGAGGGCTTTACATTGCGATTAGATTCGTGGTGTGAAGCCCTTTTTTTATAGATTTAAAAATATTGGTCTGTTGCGGTAATACATCTTAAGATGTAAAATATGCAATAAAGAATGAGAGAAAAGGATTACAGGAATATTGTTTTATCAAAATAAAAATATTTAAAGTTATAAGGAGAACTTCATGAGCTTTTTTAAATTTTTAAAGAAAGAAGAAACAAGAGAAAATGCTGATGGCTTAGTGGAACAGTCTATGAACTTTAAGAAAAAGATGAATTTAGGCAGTCCTTTAATAGACCTTACAGAAACAGAATTACGTGATTTGTGTAGACATCATATTGATACATTTGAGAAATGGTCGAGACGGATTATAGATGAAAAATTTAAAGAAAGTTATGGTTTAGACTATTTCAATTATAAGATTTCACCAGAACAACCACTTATTAAGAGTGAGATAAAGAAAAGAATTGAGCAGAGAGTTAGAGATAATCCTGGTAGATTCCCAAGAAAGATTGATGCCATTTTGCTGGAGGATGTTGAATATTTTCTGTGTCGTGATGATTTGTATAATAGCCAATTTAAAAATATTCTTGAGCCATTTTACTCTGGCATTTTAGAAGTTAGGAAGATATTTGATAGACTAATCCCAATACGTAATAAACTTTCACACGGAAATATGATATCTGTTCACGAAGCTGAGCAGTGTATATGCTATACAGGCGATTTTATTAATGTGTACAAACAATATTATATAAATGTGGGAAAAGAAAAGGACTATAATGTACCTGTTTTTTTAAGAATTAAGGACAATTTAGGAAATGATATAATTCGGGAAAATTCTCAAGAAATATGGGAAGTTCATTTCTACGGAAGAACGGCACCTAAAATTCAGCTCAGATCTGGTGATAGTTATAAGCTATGGGTTGAAGTTGACAGTAGTTTTGACAGTTCTTTTTATGAGATATCATGGATAGTTAAACAAGATTATTCAACTGTGATAAAAAAAGGAACAGGGAATGTCATTGAATTTACTTTGAATAATAAAAATGTATCATATGCACCTGAAATTTTTATTTATTTAGTAACAAAGAGAGACTGGCATCGTTTTCATGGTGATGATGATGTTATTTCTTTGCGTTATGAGAAAATTCTTCCACCTATTGATGAAACCTATTGATTTGATTATCAGAAAAATGAAAGAGATTAGTAAGATATGCCAATCTCTTTTTTCCTGGATTAATGTGAAATCATATGTTATAATATAAGAACATATATTCGAAATTCAGAATTGTAAAGTTAAAAGGTAGGAAAGCATATTGACGAGAGCGGACAAGATAAGAAAAATTCAGGGAGTACTTGAATTGAAACTTCCTCATGCAAATGTGTATGTAGATTTGCTGAGATTAATGGGGGATCTGAAAAATAATTATGGGGATTATATGATTACAGAACCTCTTGACTATAATGAGGAACTAAAACGGATTCCAAATGCAGACTATGAACTTTGTACAGCATTGTTGTCTATGATGTTGAAAGAGGATTATTTTGCAAAGGACTCTTTCAATCGGAGATTTGCGGATGGTCAGGTGCTTTCGATTTTGGAAAGAATGAAAGATGTTTTGAATACGGGTGAAAGCATATCGGTTATTTCCTGCAAATGAAGATGTGGGGAAAAGTATTGAGAAACCAGTGGAGAAGAAATACTGGGGAATCTGTATGAGCGGTGGTATTGATAGGAGGTGCGTACAGGATGGAACTGCGTGATTTTGAAATAAAGCAGAGAAATGAACGTGCAATGAAAGCTGTCGAAAAATATGGAAACGAATTGTGGCATTATACAGATTTTAATGCATTAAATGGAATTTTAAATGAGAAGAAAATCTGGTTTGGAAGCACTGCCAGCATGAACGATAAAGATGAATTAAGTGGTTTTATTAAGGATTTAAAAAGTGCAGTGTTGTTGGAAATAGATAAAGAAAATGTTTCAAAGGCAGAAAGGATATTTGAAAAAATTCAAAAGAGACTGTTAGTAGAGTATCCTTACATTTTTTGTGTTTCGCGAGCATATAATGATGCTGCTCAATGGGATCGGTATGCTTATGGAGGTACAGGCGTTGCAATAGTGTTTGATACAGAATTGTTATATAAACTTATATTTTATAATCGCTTTATTATGAATGAAGAATATTATGGTTATAATGCAAAACAACATAAAATGAAAACATTGTTAGTTGATTATATTCAGGATAATAAAATGGAAGAATTTTCAGATATAGATGGTCTGATAGATAATTTACTGCTTTGTGCTATGATACATAAACATGAAAGTTTTTCAGCTGAACAGGAAGTGAGATTGTCTCCATATTTTATAAAAAATGATGATTCTCACCTTGAATATAGGGTAACAGAAACTATTAGGCGAATATATGTTGTGGATCTAAATGAATTATGCCAAAAAGAAAATATGGTTTTAGACGATTTGATTAAAGCTATTGTTATTGGACCTAAATCAAAACAAAATATTGAAGATTTGAAATGGTATTTGAATAAAATTAATTTACCTGGACTTGCTGGTAAAGTGCGAAAATCAGATTGCCCGTTACGATAAAATAAGGGATTCAGAAAATGAGGATATTAGTTGATGCAGATGCCTGTCCGGTTGTAAGGATCACGGAGCAGGTGGCAAAGGAAAAGGGAATACCGATTACATTGTTGTGTGACACGAACCATGTTCTGCAGTCTGATTATAGCGAGGTGATCACTGTGGGAGCTGGGGCGGATGCTGTTGATTTTAAGTTAGTGAGTATCTGCCAGAAAGGTGATCTTGTGGTGACGCAGGATTATGGTGTTGCGGCTATGATCCTGGGGAAAGGTGCCTATGGAATCCATCAGAGTGGAAAGTGGTACACTAATGAAAATATTGACCAGATGCTGATGGAGCGTCACATGGCAAAGAAAGCGAGGAATGCGAAGAAGAGGCATCATCTGAAAGGACCGGCGAAGCGAACTGTGGAGGATGATCAGCACTTTGAGGCTTCTTTGAGAAGGCTGATTGATTCCATAAAAAGTGAATAAAGTATATCAGGGAAAGCCTGTTGCTGTTGGCAGAGAAATCTGTGGATGGCAGCAGGCTTTATTTTTTTCATAAAAGGTCAAAAAAACAGAGGTTAGGACTCCTTGGAACAGTAGGAGGTGGTTTCTGGTTATGACTTTTGAAGAAATGAAGAGGATAGACGTGAGAACTGTTTGCAGGGAAAATCTGCCGGACATCAGGAATGTAGCAGTAAGAAAGCGAAACTCTGCTCAGGATAAGGTGCAGGGTTACCTGACAGAAGCGGGAAATCCTTATTGTTTCCGGGTAAGGGATGTTGTGGTGAAGAATACTTATGCGGAGAATGGGCCAGATTTGAATGATCTGTTGAGACAGCTGATCTTGGTTTTTTGACAGTGGTAAAAAAATAAAATTTAGAGGGTTGGCAAGGGCTGGATTATCCGATATAATGATAAAATATTCAAGGATGCACCTAGCCAGTGCCGCCTGAATCGCAGACAAAGACAAGGGATAAGACCACTGTTCAAAATCTGCAGAACTGAATACATACATGGCAAGGAATAGGACTTCAGGCCAGCTGATTATGACAGTACAACGGTTTTTCTGTATGTATTTTTTCTGTGAATTTTGAAGAGTGGTTTTTTATTTGCTCTTTGTCTGCTGTGAAAGGAGTGGCAGGAAAATGGATATGCAGAAAAATCCGGAGAAACAGGAAAGCAGTAAGGCTGAAAATGTAGTTCAGTATGCAAAGCAGATTGGAAAAAGAAAAGTAACTCTTACTTTTGCAGGAAAGGATTCCGCAACAGATCTTCTGATCTGTTATGCAGAACGAAAGGCCTCACTGAAATTTTGACGGAGGTTGGTTGCATGATGAAGGATAATAAGAAAATTTATCGGACTGCTGTATATCTGAGACTTTCAAAGGGCGACAGTGATGTGGATGGCTGTACAAAATCAGAGAGCAACAGTATCACGAATCAGAGAATGATCTGTGAAAATTTCTTAAAGAAAAATCCGGATCTGAAATTTGCGGGTTTTTATATTGATGATGGATTTACCGGAACGAATTTTGACAGGCCTGAGATGAAACGGATGCTGGATGATGTGGATGCAGGCTTGATTGACTGTATTGTAGTGAAAGACCTGAGCCGGTTTGGACGTGAACGGATTGAAACTGGAACTTATATTGCCAGGACTTTTAAGGAGAAGGGAATCCGGTTCATTGCTATTAATGATCACTATGATACTTTGACTGCGGATGGCTCAGAAACGCATATTGTTATGCCCATCAAGGCATTGACAAATGACAACTTTTCCAGGGATATTTCCACGAAGGTACGATCCAGTCAGGAAATCAAGATGGAAAAAGGGGATTTTATTGGTGCCTTTGCAATGTATGGTTACCGGAAGTCTCTGGAAAATAAGAATGTGCTGATTCCTGATGAATATGCGGCTGGAATTGTAAAAGAAATATTTGCAGACAGGCTGAAAGGTTTGAGTGCCAGTGCCATTGCACAGAAGCTGAATGATGCGGGGATCCTTTCACCGGCGGAATATAAAAAGAAACAGGGACAGAAATATTCTACCAGTTTTCAGGGAGCAGGAATATCAAGGTGGTCCGCACAGACTGTAATCAGGATTCTGAAAGATGAGGTATATACGGGAGTCATGGCACAGGGAAAAAGGGTTAAAGTCAGTTACAAGGTGAAAAAAGAAATCAGACGTCCAAAGGAAGAATGGGTGCGGGTGGAGAATACCCATCAGGCAATCGTGGATCAGAGAACGTTTGATTCTGTCCAGATGCTTCTGCAGAGAGATACAATACGGGTGGCAGACAGGAAGGAGCCTTATCTTTATTCTGGACTTATTTATTGTGCTGACTGTGGCATGAGCATGATCAGAAGATCTGATACATATGGGAAAGGCCGTAAAGTAGTCAATTATATTTGTTCTAATTACAACAGGAACAGACAGTGCAACAGGCACACGATCAGAGAATCTGAGTTGACAGAGAGTATCCTGGAAACATTAAGAAGCTGGATTGAAATAGTGGCAGATGCGGACCGTCTGGCACAGAGGCTGAATGATATGACACTGGATTATGATTCTGCACTGGAACATGACAGGGAGATTGCGGAACTTCGGAAAGAACTGTTGAAGTATGATACCCTGAAATCGTCTCTGTATCAGGATCTGAAAGACGGATTGATTAACGAAACACAGTTTAACCGGTACCGTGAGGAATATACAAACAGGGGAATTAAAGTCAGGGATTCCATTGCGGAGCAGGAAAGGATTATCAGGGACATATATGATAAGGGGATCAGCTGTGGGATGGATCTGGATATGCTCAGAGAAAAACTGAACATAGGACAGATTGACAGAGTACTACTGGTGACGCTGGTGGACAGGATTCTGATTCATAAGAACGGGGATATTGAAGTTGTACTGAAAATGAAGGATGAAATTGGAAAGGTAAAAATACTGGCTGAAATGGCCGGGTTTGAAATGACAGGAGAGGTGGTGGGCTGATGGCAAGGAAAAAGGGAAGATATAATGCCATACGCCCAGAAGAAAACCTGTCTCAGTCTGAGAATATAAAAATCTGGCATGTGGCACTTTACGCAAGACTTTCCGTGGAACAGCAGGACAGGCCCAGCAGTTCAATAGAGACCCAGCTGGATATTATGAGAGGGTATGTCAAAAAGCATTTGGAACTGTCTGATTATCATGAATATACGGACAGGGGATTCTCAGGGACAAATTTTGAACGTCCAGATTTTAATCGCCTGATGGAAGACGTAAAAATGGGAAAAATCAACTGTATTATCGTTAAGGATCTGAGCAGGTTTGGGCGTGATTATCTGGAAACCACGAATTACATTGAAGTGATTCTGCCTTTTCTTGGTGTGAGGTTTATATCCGTCAATGACCATTTTGATACGGAGCAGGAATGTAATGAGAATAAAGCACTGGAAGTTTCCCTGAAGAATCTGGTTAATGATATGTATGCAAAAGATGTCTCCAAGAGAGTTGTGGTTACACGAAAGCAGGAGATGGAAAGGGGACGTTTTACAGGAGCCAATGCACCATATGGGTATAAGGTAGATGAAACGGATCCGCTGAGACATTATATAGTTGATGAGCAGGCGGCTGAGGTTGTCAGGGACATTTTCCGGATGGCCTCAGAAGGAAAGTCCCTGCGTAATATTTCTCGGATTCTGCAGGAAAGAAATCTTTCTATTCCCGGACAGTATCTGAAAACAGGACATTTGTATCAGGAGCCGGGGGATGAGCTTAAAAACTGGCATGTAGGTACAATCGGAAATATTCTCAGAAATCAGGCTTACATTGGAAATATGGTTCAGGGCAGAAGAAAGTCCCGGCTTTGTGAAAATGAAAAGAGGCATTTCACAGATCCGGATGACTGGATTATTGTGGAAGGTACCCATGAACCTGTTGTAAGCCGGGAACTTTTTGAAGAGATCCGTGGACTGTTCAGACAGAAAGTGAAAGAAAGCACTTTTTCTTCGCAGAGGGGTAAGGACATTCCAAAACAGGAAAATAAATATTTGAATCTGGTGTTTTGTGGAAAGTGCGGAAAAAGATTACAGATGCTGTCCAGACTGAAAGAACAGAACGGAAAACTGTCAAGGATTTATTTTTATGAATGTACAAATGCTTATGACAGGGGTGAAAAGAACTACTGTCAGTCAACAATTATGGAATGGCTGTTGGATCAAGTGGTTTTTGAATCCATCAGGAAGCAGATTGCAGTGGTTTCTGAAAAGAAGGATGTTGTGGAATTTGCTGAGAATGCTTTTGCTGAAAAACTGCGTCCTTTGGAAAAGGCGGTGGAAAAAGCAAAAGCAGATATTAAAAAGACGGAATTTGATGGCAGCAGGCGTTATGAGGAATACGTGACGGGAAAAATCAGCAGAGCGGATATGGAAAAACTGCAGATGGCAGAGGAGAAGATTTTGAAAAGACAGAGAGGGCATCTTGACCGGATGGAAAAGAAACTGTCGGACAGGAAAAGAGAACTTGGAAATGCTTTGAAAGCCATTAAAGCTGTTTACAGGATGAACAGTCAGGCGGATATTACAAGAGAACTGCTGGTTCTTATGGTTGAAAGAATTAATATTTATCCGGATGCAAGGGTTGAAATCAGATGGAAATTTGCGGAATGGTTTTCTGATGTCAGTCTGGATTATGGAAAGGGGACACATAAGAGATGATGAGGTGTGTGATCTATTTGAGATTATCCAAAGAGGATGATCTCAACCATGATGAAAGTAACAGTATTAAAAATCAGCGGGAATTGATCCATAAGTATATCCGCAAGGATGCGGATTTGAGAAAAATGGAGATTGTGGAGCTGGCTGATGATGGATATTCCGGAAAAAATATGGAGCGTCCGGGTATGCAGGAACTTCTGAAACTGATCAGGGATAATAAGGTGGGATGTATTATTGTGAAAGATATGAGCCGTTTTTCCAGGGATTATCTGGAAACGGGTAAGTATCTTGAACAGATTTTTCCGTTTATGGGAGTACGCTTTATTGCCATTAATGATAACTATGACAGCAGGGATTATGCAGGCGGGATCGGAGAAATTGATGTGGCATTTAAGGGGATCCTGTATGATTTTTACAGTGAGGATCTGTCGGAAAAAATAAAATCGTCTTTTAAAATAAAAAAAGCACAGGGACAGTACATAGCGGCTCTGCCGCCGTATGGGTATGTGAAAGACCCGAAGGACAAGCATAAGCTGATTGTGGATCCAGAGGCGGCAGTGATTGTGAAAAGAATTTTCAGGGAATATCTGGATGGGACTTCTGCTTATGGCATTGCCCAGCGGTTGAATGAAGAAGGTGTGGAAACCAGATCCGTATATTTTGAGCGGAAATTTGGTTTTAACTGTCAGGGAAACAGGGAAAAGGCTCTGTTATGGACCTCTATGAGTGTGATAAGGGTGCTGGATAATGAAAATTATATTGGAACTTTTGTTTATCACAAATATGAACAGACAGAGGTTGCATCAAAGAAGAAACGAGTGCTTGATCCAGAGAAGTGGGGCAGGATCAGAAAGCATCATGAAGCGTTGATTACAGAGAAAGACTTTGCCAAAGTGCAGAGGATGAGGCAGAATAGTAAAAAACAAATAAAATCATCAAAAGAACATTGTCTGGCTGGGAAGTTGAGGTGTGGATTGTGTGGACATAGAATGAGACATTCCTGGTCTGGAAATCCGAAATATGAGTGTGTTCATACCTATTTAAATAAGGGTAGCAGTTATGAGAGAAATTCTGTTATTGATGCAGATGTTGAGAAGATGGTTCTTTCGGTGTTGCAGAGGGAAATTGTGATTCAGGGTGAGGCGGAAAAACTGGCGGCTGAAAAAGAACAGGTGGATCAGCTGAAAATTGAGGAAGCTGAGAAGAGGATGCAGGAAATGCAGGATTCTCTGGAGAAGCTTTATGCGGATCAGATGGAGTCTTTTGAAAGTTATAAAGCCGGGATTACATCAAGAGATGTGTTTATGGAGCAGAAGGCTTCATATGATCAAATGGAAGCACAGCTGCAGGAAAACATAGAGAAACAGAGAAAGGCTGTAACGGATCTGGAAAAGAAGATGGAAAATGACAGGAATGGGATCAGGATCAGCGGAGATCAGATAAAAGCTGACCGGTTGACCAGAGAAATGGTGCTGATGCTGGTGGACAGGATTACTGTCTGGCCGGGAAAACGGATGGAGATTAAATGGAATTTTAAAGAAAAGTGAGAGGAAGGCTGTCTGGAGAAATCTGGATGGCCTTTTTGGTGGATTGGGAAGAAAAAGTGGACAGGGAGAGGCAGAAAGGATAAAATGAGAGGTGAACAAAGCTTTAGAAAAAATTTGAAAAATAGGCGACAACTACTTGACACGAGCAGGTACTGGAAAAACATACGCCTCTGCATTTGCAACGCGTGAATTAGGCTTTAAACGTGTTCTCTTTTTGGTACATCGGAATCAAATTGCAAAGCAGGCAATGAAATCCTATCGTAAGGTATTTAATGGAACAGTATCTATGGGAATGGTTACTGGGAAACAGCAGGATTATGATGCAGATTTTGTTTTCGGAACCATCCAGACAATCAGCAAAGAAGAAACTTTGAAACACTATGAGCGGGATCACTGGGACTTGATTATTATTGACGAAGCTCACCACAGTTCTGCTGCCAGTTACAAACGCATCATGGACTATTTTATCCCTCGTCTCTGGCTTGGAATGACTGCCACACCGGACAAACGAGATGACAATCTGGAAGGAAGAAATATTTATGAGATTTTCAATCATCAGATTGCTTATGAAATCCGTTTGCAAAATGCGATGGAAGAGGATTTACTTTGTCCTTTTCACTATTTTGGAATTACGGATCTGGAAATTATCAGTGACTGTGGAAAATCATCAGAAGAAAAGATGGAAAACTTCCGTTATTTAACTTCGGATACCAGAGTCTTAAATGTTATGAAACAGGCCGAGTTTTTCGGATACAGTGGAGAACGTGTCAAAGGACTTATTTTCTGTAGTCGCATTGATGAAGCAAAAGAATTATCCGTCAAATTCAACGAAAAGGGGTGGCGGACGATTGTTCTCAGCGGAAGCGACTCAGAATCAATGCGTGAAGACGCAATTGAACGCCTTACGGGAGATGACAGCAAAGATGCATTAGACTATATCATTTCTGTTGATATATTTTCTGAAGGTGTAGACGCACCGGAGATCAATCAGGTTATCATGTTGCGTCCAACAGAATCACCAATTGTATTTATCCAGCAGTTAGGACGTGGTCTTCGAAAAGCGGAAGGAAAAGAATACGTGGTCGTACTGGATTTTATTGGAAATTACCGAAATAATTTTATGATTCCAATTGCCCTGTCCGGCGATCGCAGTTACAATAAGGATAATATCCGCCGTTACATAACAGAAGGCGGCAGAGTAATTCCCGGTGCAAGCACGATCCATTTTGACGAGATTTCCAGAAAACGAATTTTCCAGGCGATTGATAATGCAAATTTCAGCGATATTAAGCTGATCCGCGAAAACTATACGAATCTGAAAAATAAACTTGGACATATCCCGGCACTTGCTGATTTTGACAAATATGGTGAAATGGATGTTTTGAGGATTTTTGACAATAACAGTCTAGGATCGTATTATAAATTTCTCGTAAAATATGAGAAAGAATACAAAATCCGTTTATCTGCTAACGAAGAAAAAGTAATCGAGTTTGTTTCAAAGAAACTGGCAAGTGGTAAGCGAATCCACGAACTGGAATTGCTGAAACGTTCATTGAAATATCATCACGGTCTGCTTGGCCTTTTGCAGGAGTCACTTTCCGAAAATTATCAGCAGTCCATGGATGAGAATTGTGCTGAGAATATCATAAACATGATGACTAATCATTTCCCGACAAACGCTGCGCAAAAGACTTATGCAAACTGTGTTTTCCTCGAAAAAGAAGAGGATGACTATGCCGTTTCAAAGACTTTCGAAGCAATGCTGCAAAACCCAGATTTCTATCATATTTTAGAGGAATTAGTAGACTTTGGTATTTCGCGGTACCATGCAAACTACTGCAATCGCTATCAGAATACAGACCTGGTATTATATCAGAAATACACATATGAAGATGTCTGCCGACTGCTGAACTGGGAAAGAAATGAAGTCCCTCTCAACATAGGTGGTTATAAGTTCGATAAGAAAACAAAGACTTTTCCGATTTTTATCAATTATGATAAACAGGATGATATCAGTGATACTACTAAATATGAAGATCATTTTGTAGGGGATAACCGTTTGATCGCTATTTCCAAAAGCGGAAGAACCATTGCTTCAGAAGATGTACAGAATTTTTTGCATGCAAAAGAACGGGGGATTGATGTTCAGCTTTTTGTGCGAAAAAATAAAGATGATAAGATTTCCAAAGAATTTTATTATCTTGGACGCGTGAATGCGACCGGGCAGGTAAAGGAATTCGTTATGCCGAATACGGATAAGACAGCAGTGGAGATCGAATGGGTTCTGGATACACCGGTGAGAGAAGATATTTATGAATATATCGTAAATGGATAAACGAGGAGGGACTATTTATGACATTACAAGAAGTTGTTGCAAGATTTAATACAACCCCATTTCTATTTGCCGGATCAGGTATTACAAGAAGGTATTATGGTTTGCCAGATTGGGTTGGTTTACTTACCCATTTTGCTGAAAAAGTAAAAAATGATCAATTCGCATTTCGTTATTATGAAAGTAAAGTATCAGAACTAGAAGATTCAGATAAATTACCTACTATTGCTAGTTATATCGAAAAAGATTTTAATGAAGCGTGGTTTAATAATTTACCAGGAATTAGATCTGAATCAGAAAATGTTCAAAGATCTATTGCTGAAGGAGTTTCTCCATTTAAAGCTGAAATTGCTGAATATATAAATTCTATATCGGTAGTAAAAAATGAATATCAGGAAGAAGTAAAAAAGCTTCAAAATATTGCTAAAAATAATATTTCTGGCGTAATTACAACTAATTATGATTGCTTTTTTGAAATTTTATTTGATGGTTATAAAACATTTATTGGACAAGATGAACTCGTTTTTTCTCAATTGCAGGGAGTAGCAGAAATATATAAAATTCACGGTTCTGTACGATCCCCTTTGTCTATTGTTATTAATAAAAATGATTATCATACATTTCGGGAAAAAGGGAAATACCTTGCAGCAAAACTTATGACTATTTTTATGGAATACCCAATTGTATTCATCGGATATTCAATTTCAGATTCCGATATACAAGAAATTCTCGGAGATGTAGTAGAGTGTTTACCACCAGAAAAAGTAAATTCCCTACAGAAAAGATTTATATTCATTGACTATCAAAAAGATACTAATGACTGTGAAGTTTCTTCTCATTCATTAGTAATAAACGGAAAATTAATTGAAATGACTAAAATCATTCTTTCTGACTTTGGAATTTTATATGATGCTTTATCCGCAAAAAAAGCTGCACTTCCAGTTAAGTTACTTAGACGCTTTAAAGATGAATTATATTCTTTTGCATTAACTCAACAGCCTGGACCAACTATGCAAGTTGCAGCACTCGATGATGGTCGTATTGATGAAAATATGCTAGCATTAAGTATCGGATTAGCTTCAACAGGTGTATATGGATTAGCAAGAGCAGTAAATTCAGAACAGTGGTATCGCAATATTATTTTACATGATTCTATGTATTCATGCGATAAATTGTTAGAATATGTTTATCCAGAATTAGCAAAACAAAACTCATGGAAACTTCCAGTATGGTATTATATTGCAAATTCAGACTATAAAAGTAGCTTGGCCGAAAGCAAAGCGCCGCATTCATACAATGATATCGTTTCAGAAGATTCCATCAAGCGAAATCGGACTGCTATCGCAGGTCGCACTGCAATGGAAATATGGACACAAGAAAAAACAAACGTCTTCAAAGCGATAAGGCTACTGGGATTTCTGCCGGAAGACAAAATCGATGTAGAACAATATCAACAAATATTAGAAACAATATTTAAAGAAAATGCCAATATTCTTAGTTCATCTAATACCTCTGATAGAAGTA